CCACATATTTATAGCTGCATAATCTGACTTGTATTTTTTCCCTGTACTTGCTTTATAGTCATTTAACTTATTTAGCAACCATTCTACTTCATGTGGTGCAAACTCTTCATTTAACTTATTAAGTTCAGATTCAGAAAGAAAAACAAATTCTTTTATATTAATTTTTTTATTTACTACTTGTACTTCTTCTTTCTCTTGTCCTTTCTCTTTCTCTTCTTCTTTCTCTTGTAGGTAAGGGGGTTTATTACCCCCTATCTTACCCCCTACATATGGGGGTTTATTAGGGTTAAATTGTTCATCCTTTGTTTTATCATAGTAACCTTTTACCTGAGTATCAATAGAATGCTTTTGTGAAATGTATGCGAAGTTAGCCATGCCTTTTAAGTTAGGCTCTATATTTTCAAATTGCTTATTTAATAAGGCATCATAAAATGCTAACCTATCTTTATCGTTTAATTCTTTTGCAACTTCAAAATAACTTCTAAAAAAGTTAATTGCTTTTCTCATTTATAGCAAATAAAAATCCCTTCGGCTTTCGAGGTCGTGGTCTCTACTCACCAAAGGGATAAATAAAATTTTAATGATGCCACGACTCATCTTTGCAAAGATATAAATTATTTATTAATTCCACACATTTCTAAACAATTTTCACACTTTCCAATAAAAGATTTTTTATTCATTTTACTTATTAATTGCATTGAATTAATAAATTTCATTTTTTTAACATTTATAATTTTATCTAAAACAAACTTATTATTTTTTGATGGTCTAAATACAGTATCAATTGTTAAATCATTTTTAAATAACTTTTTTTGTATTTCAGACTTTTGTTTACCAATTAAATTATCTTCATTAAAATCACAACTAACTATTCTTAAAACTGATTTACAATAAGGCTTTAATCTATTGTATTGTTCAATTGATTTATTAATTAAATAATCATTATCTAATGCAGATACAGATGTATTAATGCAAATATTATATTTACTTATTTTATTTAATTGTTCATCTGTTAAGATTTTCCAATGTCTAGTAATTATTACAATTTGTTTTTTTGAACTAATATCAAATAATGTAAGTTGACTATTTTCTTTTATTTGCTCAATAATATTTAAAGTATGTTCCCAATTTTCAGATGGGTCTCCTGAACAACCTATTCTTATAAATGGCATATCTATACGTTCAATTTGATTTACAATATTTTTTCTATGTAATTCATTTTCAAAATGTCTTTCAATAGATTTGCTAAAATCTATTCCATATCTTTTAGCTGTTTTATAAGCATAGCAGTCATTGTAACAACCATTTTTATTTTCATTTAAACCACTATTACAACCTTTAATTGTATCTAAGTCCCAAATCCCTCTCTCATTTTTAGAAAGGGATATAACTGATTTATATTTCTTCATAACCTACCTACATTTGGATATAAATCTTTAATTTTATTTGTATCACCTTTATAAAATACATATATACGTTGTTCACATTTTGGGTATTTACGGCTATTTAAAGTTTTCTTTGCAGTTGCTCTTCTTGTAAATTCACTTTCTAAATAAATTATTTTATTATAAATATGTAATCCTTGTTCTTTAAAAAATAATTCATGTTCAGCATCACTACCATAATAACCACCATCTTTATTTCTGCTATCTCCAGTCATAACAACAAAAAATGTATTATCATTCATTACAGAAATTGCATTTTTATAACCTTCAAAAAGCATATCTCTAAACTGTTCATATGTTGGCAAAGAATTTAATTCTCCTTCTGGACTTTTACCATCATAATCAATATATTTTTCAACTTTATAATATGGAGGACAACTAAAAACTAAATCATATTTTTGTTTAGGTACAAACTTAGATGTATCTGATTTTATCCATTTAACATTATAAAAATCTTGACATAAAGTATTATTTGCATCACATTGATTTTGTCTAATTTCAGAAGATAAATATTCATAACCACAGCCACCAGCTACAAATCCCATTTGAACACCACCACCAAAAGGATTATATACTCTTACTCCATTTTTAGGCATAAACATTCTAACTATTATTTCACAAGCTGCAGGGTCTAAAACACTTGCATTTCCATTTAAATCTTTTGATTTATCTGTTATAATTTCGTTATCTTTTACTTTTTGTTTTGATAAAACTACATTTGACATACCTGATTTACCTTGCCAACAACCTTCTCGACTTGCAAATTTTGGATTTGGTATATTATATTTAATTCCACACTCTTCTAATTTATTATTCCATTCTCTTTTAATTTTTAACCATTCTCCACTTGTTGAATTCCATAAATTAGTCATAGCCATATGACATAATCTTTTAACTCTAACTTGATCTTCATTACCATAATAAATATAAGTAAAATCACTTTTAGTCAAATTAACTTTAAACCCTAATGCTAAAAAAACTTTTGGATTTTCTAAATCATGTTTATTTGATACAGTCATTACCATATGATAACCATATGTATTTTGGTCTATAATTTTTTGAACCATCATACTATATATTGATTTATTTTTTTTATCTGGATACATAGCAGATTGTAATAAACAAAATTCACCTACAATATGATTCACTTCATAAGTAAAAAATCCTGCAAATTCATCATTTATTTTTAAAATTATTGCTGAATGTTTTTGCATATTTCTTCTAGCTGCTCTATATGCTATTTTATCAATTAATGCAAGTTCAGCAACTTTTGTTTCATAACCTGAACCAATTACACTATCTAATTGTATTAGTTCAATTTTGTCTTCAAATAATTTTGATTGTTTCATAATTTTATTAAATTAAAAACCCCTACTGATTCGGTTGGTTGATGAGACCTGTATCGTGCTTACTCGATACACCGAACCAATAGAGGTTCAATATTTTATTGTAAGCATTTATTAAGTTGGTCATCACTCCAACAGGACAAAATTAATATTTATTTTTAACTTTCCAAACCTTTATAAAATTCTTCACGCATTCCTGAATTAACATTGTGGTAAATATCAGAAAGCTTATTCATGTATTCATCGTGGATCATGTTTCTTTTTTCCAACTCTTCAATAAACATAAAACCTATTTTTTGCCACCTATTGAAGTCTTGTTTCATTCTTTGTTTGTATTTGCCAGTAAGTAATGTTGACTGTTCTACTGCTGCTTTAAATAAGGCAATTAGCATGTGAGATTCAAACTCAATCTTTGCTTCTTCAATTGTTAGTACTTTTTCCATGTTCTTTGATTTTTAATTTGTAAATTTTAATTAGTTCCTGTATTTCTTCAATCGTGTACTTTTTTTCGATATGAGCAATTTCATCTAGTTCTTTTAGTTTTTCTTCGCTGTATCTTTTAACAAAGTTAATTCTGTAATTATTGATGTCTCCTGACTTATCTTTATTACATGGCCTTGAACACTGGCCATTCACATTAAACTCATTAAAACGAATATTTGAATATTTAGTTGGCCACAGATGGCCCGCATCCGTGTTGCCTTCTTTTAATGGTTTACCACAACTAATACAGCCTTTATTTTTGTCTCTTAAGCGAATAAATGAATTAAAGGTAGTTTGCAAAATTTTTAGCCATTCCGTTCTTGTTCTTAAATTCTTTATCATTTCAGCTTTCTTTTTTTTCCATTCTTTTTTTTCAGTAAATATAGAATGGCATTTATGACTGCAAACTTGTTGAAGGCTATTAAATGGAGTGTAGGTATTCCCACACTCCTTGCATTTTTTATCTTTATTTTTTTTTGCCATTAAATGATTCAAAATATTGATTAAATAGTTCCCTTGCTGCTATTACTTTTTCTTTCATTTTATCGTGTATTTCTTCATTGGCATTTACTCGATAAATAAATAATCCTAAGTCAGAAATAATACGAGGATCAAAAGAAACGAAATCACACCACTTGCGACCGCTTAAAAGCATGTAGCATTGCATCTGATAATAGTATTCAGGTTGTTCACTTAAAAATGTTTCATCGTTTGTAATAAAGCAATGTTTTAAATGATTTGCTCCATTGTAAGGGCATTTTACTTCAATCATTCCATCTTCACCTACTAAGCCATCGGGACTACCTGTTAAGCCTTCTATTTCGTTTGAGTAAAGCATTAAGCTATCTTTAACCTCATTGCCAGTTACCGATGTGTAAAATTTCTTTGCAGTTGGTTCATGTTCGTTTCCCCATTCAGTTGCAAAATTATTTATACCTTGTTTAACTTCTCCCGATAACTTTTCCCATACTTTCTCTAATATATAAGTTTCTGCTGTTTTTGATAGCACGTCCTTTTTAGAACGTGCTTCAGTCATTAAACGCCAGACCTCGGATCCCGTAAAATTACCTTGTCGGTTAATAAACCATTCAGGGCTGTATATTTCAATTGTACTTTCCATTAGATTGATTTTAAAAGTTTAACCTCAACTTCATTACTTACCTCATATTTTGACTTTATAGCATCAATTGAACCACCTTTCATTAAATACTCAACTGCCTTACCGAAAGCCTCTGTATCTGCATTTAAAACAGGTTTACTTGGCTTTGTTTGTTCTCCAGCTGCATCAGTATCTTTGTCGGTAACTAAGCCTAAAATTGAACTTAAAGCATATCTGCGAATGTAAGTAATTGCACTACCTAAAACCTGAAAATCATTCATGCCTTTTAATTGAACTCCTTGCGGGATTTCAGTAAGCGATTCAATTGTTTCTCCTGTTTCAGTTTGGAAGATAATTGTCTTTACACAATTACCCATAATTGGTTGAGTAAATCCTAAATTGTGCTTTGCTAACAATGGATTGATTTTGTCAAAGATAGTTGGAAGGTCTGCATAAGAATAACCGTAACCTTTTGTTTCTTTGTGGATAACTGGAACTTCTTGTTGGAATGCTGCTAAGCTTTTAAATAAACTTTGTTGTTCTTTTTTTGTTTCGTTCGTTTTCATAATAGATTGATTTAATTCTTTTTATTTTTACTTTTTTGTAGTGAATAGATTAAAATGGTAAATCTGATTCATCTATTTTAGGAGTGTACTTTGTTTCGTTTGAATAAGTCTTTGTCTCATTCTCTTTTTTAAATGGCTCTTGAAATGCTGCACTAAAGTACTGAGTACCTTTTTGTGAAGTCTTAACCCACAATGAAATTTCCATGATTTTACCATTTACATTTACGTTACCTTTCCAGTCAGGTTGTTTCTCGTTTGTCTTTTTAGCATTCTTAAAGATTGCTCCTGAATTGTTCTTAGTTTCCATGTTTCTGTTTTTTATTGGTTATTGTAAATTGTTTGTAGTTGCTTTTTGTTTTCTCATTTCTTAACCATTGCTCATTAACTGAATAGCCTAATTTACGGATCATTGCTATTAGCTTGTGTAAGTTAAGAGTTCCCTGATTGCATTCTTTTTTTGTAATGGCATAAGCATTTGAACCATTTACCGCGATGCCACTGAGTAAGGCATCCAGTACAGCTTGTTTTTGTGTTTTTTTCATAATAATAAAGTTTTTACAAATATAATGATAATTAATTTTAAAGCAAATTATAAGACAAATAATTATCCGTTAAAATATCCATTTGTTTTTTAAGTGAAATATATTTATCAGTTAACTCAAAATTTATGTCCTCTTCAACATTTGCAAGTTTCTCACAGACTTCAATTAACTCTTTTTCTATTTCAGATATTCTAATTAACCTATTGATTTGAACTTTTGGAATATTTTCCATGTACATTTTAGTTTCCATACTTTGCTGTTTTTTGTTTATAAAATTCGTTGATTAGGTCCAGTAAATCATCACTACATTCGCCTGATTTAAAAGCCTTGTGAATAGTTACAAGGCTGAATTTCTTTCCTTTTTTATCGGCAAACCTTTTTAATTTAGTTTGGTCTCCGAATGAGTAGTACTCATCTATTGTGTCTTTAATGTGTTTGGGGATTTTCATATTGTTTTATATAGTTTGTTTAATTCGTTATCAAGACTTGCTATAAAATCAAGCTCGTACTGATTCATTGATTGCTTTATTATGTGGCTGCCTATCCTATCGCATTTATCATTTAAGAAAGTTAAAGCAAATGTGGTGTAGTCCTTATTAATAAACATTTCCAAATACCATAAGCCTAAATTAGCCTTAGTATTATTAGCTGCATTATACTCATCTAATTTATCGTAAATGTAGCTTTCCCAGTAGTTTAGTTCATCATTTAACATGGCAATTCAGTTTTAGCAAGTGTTAATACATTAAAAAATTCTTCACGATCAATTTGCTCATAGGCACATGGAAATTGCATTGTATAGCTAACCATTTGAATTGAAACTTCATCTTTGTGATACAAAACAGTTGTAGTTCTGTTTTCTTCAATCATGTAATAATAATACTTGTCTTTTGTAAATAAAGGTAAGTTTACTTCTACTTCAACTTTTTCTTTGC